GGCAAAATAAAATGGCATGTTGAGATAGTTAAAATAATAATGCGTAACCGTTCCTTACTTCAAGACTGTATGCTACCATTGCATCCTACACTATCTTATAGTGGTGAGATTCAATCTCTAGTTAATAGTGGAGGATTGTGGGTGCCTTATACTTTGAATGAGTATACGTGGATACAAGCTAATAGTAGTAAACACTATAATAGACCATCTTTTTATAAGCGTAATAAATTCTTACGATCAAGTATGTTAGCTATTGGTGGTGGGGCAGTTACTCAGCTTAAGCGAGCATTGTACTCACGTCGTTTTGGATGTTCGACGCAAGATAAGATTAATTATCTAACTAAGTATGTCAATATAAATGAATCTGAAGATTTTAAGTTTAAAGTAAATGTCATGCAGTTAAGATTTAAATTAATTGGTTTGAATGCATATGAAGTTAGTCTAAGTATTAAGTCATGTAGAGAAGTGATAAGCATCATGAAATATAATTACCAGTCTGCCTGTGGTAGTTTGTATAATGTAGTAGGTTTTCTAAGGAAGGAAGATAGCTTATTAAATGACGTTATTTTATTTAGAATATTCTACATTATGTGGTGTCTTAATGACGAAGAAAGTTTGATTAGAAATAAAGAAGTGTGGAATACAGCAGCAAGACCTAAATTATTTAAAGCAAAAGATAAGATACTTAATATACGAAAGATGCTTCCTTGCAGTCGCGCTATTTCATATGGATCACCTATGGAAGCTTTGTTGGCTATGCCTATTTACTTAGCTGTAAAGGAAAAGATTGAATTAGCATTCAAAAAACGTCATCATGGTATAGCAATAGGTTGCAATCGTTTAGGTGTAGATTGGCCTAAAATGGCTGAACATTTCAAAGGGGCTACTTTTATATATGTTGGAGATTATTCTAGTTATGATCGTACAGTACCTGTCAATCTGATGAGAAAAGCTTTTGATGTAATATTTAGTTTTTTTTCATATGACTGTGAATATAGTCAAAGGTATATTAAGAATTATAGAATATGGTTAGAGGATAATTATTTTGATAGGATGCAGCATGTAGATAACCAAATCTTATTTAATTTGAATGGTGGCCTTCCATCTGGTACTATTTGGACTTCATTGCTAGGGAGCATTTGTAATTCTATAATGATAGAGGAGTTTATGGTTACTGAACAAATCCAATCTTATAAGTATTTCACATATGGCGACGATCATCTGATTATATTATATGAAAGTATAGATAAAGATATTTTCAAGGATAAATATGAAACGTTCATATTTGGAAAAACAAAGATGAAACTAGATTCGGAGTCTTCATATGTCATGGAGCCTAAGCATTTTTATGTTACATACAAAAGACCAGTCTATAAGCCTGGAGCCTATCTTAGTAAAGGAACATCTATGCTTAAGCCATTATATTATGAATTTAGCGATGAGCCTTTTGAGACATTTGATTATATGCAAGGTACAACACATAGATGGGAGTATAGATTTTCAAAAAGGCCAAAATTTCTGCAGTATTATTGGTTAAAGAATGGTCTGTCGATACGTCCATGGCCTGAAAGTTTGGTTAGAATGTTAAATCCAGAGGAGGAAGTATCTGATTTAGATAAATGCGAAGAGCTATACATTTCGCACCTTATTGATAACTTTAACAATGCCCATCTTAGGAATTGGATTTACCATCTATACTATGATTTAACATTAATGCGACAATTAAATTATAGAGATAAATTAGTTTGGCAGAATTTAGATTTATATGGCAATCCAGAGGCATTCAACCACTTTAAACTTAATATAGGACTATATGGTGAAGGAGGTATGCCAAGAGGTTGGTATAGAAAGATTGATTATTACATTAACTTGAAGGAAAGTGCTAGAATGACAGGCTTTAATATTATATGGAATAGTTTATATGATAAAATTAAAACGATAATAGGCAGCCTTAGCCATGAAATGTTATTTAAGAAGAAAAATACGCTTGCTATATTACAAGTTAAGACACGTAAGTTTAATAAATTAGATAATCAAGTAGTCCATAATAATAAGCAAGTAGCTGATATGCTTGACATAGATCTAGAATGTTTAGATATATTTAGATTACTATATATTTTTTTAATATTAACTAGCGTATCTAAGGAATATAGTATTAAGTTGCTTAGCTTAAATTTTGATGGTGAGCGTAAGTTACCTCGGACAAATAAGTGTAAACTAATTAGACTAGAACTATTGAATAGCATATTAATTAATAATCATATTATATCTACTAGATGCATAATGGCTGAATTATCGCAATTATTCTCACAATACACTCAACAAATTAAAATAAACTGGGTTAGGTTAGTTGAAATTATTTAACTAAAACTAATTACAAGG